GTGCCACCTTGTCTATATTCTACGTAAGGAGTGATATCACCGGCATAACAGTCTCGCCAGTTTTGGCCCAGGTATTCGTTCTTAGCTTGAGCTGAAGATGCAAAAGCTACCATTAAAAGAATAATAATAGAGGATATGAAATACTGCATCCATCTAATCGCTCTGTTTTTTCTTTTTCTTGCGATTCTTCTTGCCCTTAGAATTTTTAAACTGCGATATCTCATTTTCTATCATCTCCACTTTGGTTTTAATTAGAACCATATCTTGAGAAAGAGAGAATGTACGTTGAAGCGTCCATCCTCCGAGCGCTAATAGAATAGCGAGCAAAGCGGTAATTAACTTTTCATTCATTACTGACACCACTCACATTCGTTGGTGTCATCAATAACAAGTTCACCACTTGTTTTAGGTTTATATTCATACGTTTGTTGTTCAGCTTTTGCTTTTTCAACAACTTGACAACACTCACCTGAGTCTTGTTTTTCCTGCGTATGATCTTTACATTTTTCCATTTTGTTCTTCGATGCCATAAAAGAATCTGTCCGAATCTTCTGTTCTCCATGTGGCAGTATTTTCAACAGACCAATCATTGGTTTGTACCTTCCAGTCGAACGGAACTTCATCTTTAACCGTAAAAGATGGAAGACTCCATATCAATCTATTATTAGGTTGTGCTGCATAATTGCCGTCGTTGAGTGCTAAGACGTGCGCGCACTTATGTTCGTGCGGGATTTCGGAATGATCCGTATCGACTATATTACTCTCCGGATGAGCAAAGTCAACTGTGAAAAGATATTGGCCGGTATGCCATTTCTTATCTTTTCCGTAATATTTGCCTGATTGTCCTAGAAGGATATCGTAAGTAGTAATAGCAGGAAAATAACTAAAGCAATTCCATAACTCCAGCTCATCCAGCCTACGCCTAGGCACATCTTCGATTTTAAATCCTCGTTGTATAAACGCATGAATCGGCAAGCGATAGAAGACAGCACCATTTTCCATAATTGTATGAAAGAGTAGAGCACGCCCTGTAATCGATGCGAGGCCAAAGATAACACAGTCTTCCACCTCTCCATGGTGATCCTTGAGATCATATAAGAATTCTCTCCTGATCTGGGCATACGTTGCCGGTATGTTCACATTTAAGTATGCCATTCAACATAAATTCCTATTTGTTTTGATTAATTATAGTGCTGCGATTATTAAAATAACCACAACAACAGCTACGCCGATGCTTATTTTTCTGTGTTCGTTCCAGAAATGTTTTAATAGTTCCATATTATCTCCTATTTTATATCTCCCCAGTTTTTACCTGATTCATAGTCTACCTTATTTGGTACCTCTAAGTCCACTGCGGATTCCATTATTTCAATTATCTTCTTAGCTTCTTTATCATCTTTTACCGAAATGTCCAACTCATCATGTACTTGAATATGTGGTATAATCCCTGCTTTAAAGAGGTCTAACATAGCTTTTTTGGTCATATCTGCGGCAGATCCCTGAATTAATTTGTTTAAAGCTTTATAAGTATATGCTCTTCTAATCCCCGGTCCGTGTTCCCTGAGTGCTTCTTCGTGTGGCAATGCTTTATGAATCCCGAACTGTGCCGGCTCCCATAAGTGGAACCTGCAAACTCTTCCTAGAAGCGTTCTAATCTTTCCAGAGTCCTGGGCTCTACGCATCACCGCATCCATTAACATTTTAACAAATGGAACTTTACCATGATATTTTTTAAAGAGTTCATCCGCTCTATCTTTAGAGACTCCTAACTCTGCTTGTAATTTATTTTTTCCCATTCCATAGAATAATCCTAGATTAATAGTCTTCGCTTGTTTACGTGGAATGCCAGCCATCTCTGATACAATATCGTGAAAATCGGCGTCACCTTCGTGGTACGCGTCCGCAACTTCGTCTACTCCATACATCTTGGACAACATGGCGTAATGAACCACGAGTCTAGGTTCTTGCTGAGAGTAATCAAAGCATCCCCACTTACAGCCTTCTTCCGGCAAGAATAAAGAACGAATCATAGGACCCAGTTCTTTGTTTCGTGCAGGAATTTGTTGAAGGTTTGGATGTGCATAAGAAAATCTTCCAGTGACTGTGCCACCGTTGTCAGATCTTAATTGATTTATTTCTGAAAAAATTCTTCCCTTATGTGAATGTTTNAGTATAGTATCTATAAAAGTGGTATGGGCTTTGTTTATTTCTCTAGCCTGGGCAATCAGTTTAACCGTAGGGTTGGGGTGGTTAACTAAGAAATTCTTCGTAAATGAAGGGGCTTGCGTCTTTTCTGTACGGTCATAATGTTGCTTTAATTTATCAAAGACTTGTGCTATACTTCTGGCCGCCCAAATTTGAACTTCTATCCCTGTTTCTTTCTTGACTTTTTGTAATAACTTGTTCTCTTTTTCTACTAATTGTTTTTTATATGTGTGAGCTAACTCCTCATCAACTCTCACTCCTTTATGTCTCATAGCAACCAGGCAAGGAAAGAGATCTGTTTCTAGTTTAAAGATAGCTTCTAAATCTTGGTTTTGTATTTCTTGTTTTAAATAATTCCACAGCTCTAATGTAATCTCTGCATCTTTTTCGGCGTAAGAACCTACATACATGGCAGGAAGTTTATACATCTCTGCTTTAGGATCGACTCCCCATTCTTTAGCTGTTGCATATAAGACTCCTTCGTCTTTTCCTTTACCAATATATTCTCTTGTGCATGAGTTAAGATCGTATCGTCTTCTGTTCTCATCAACGATGGCTGTAGCAATCATGGTATCCACGATAGTTCCATTAATTTCAGGAACTCCTAAGGTCATAATCCATGACATATCATACATAGCGTTGTGAAAAATTTTAAGTAGTCGTTCGTTTTCATGACGTCTCTGAACCAGGACTAGAACTCTATCTCTATCCATGTTTCCGCCACCTTGGTGAGCAATTGGATAATAACCGGACCAACCTTCTACCGCGATAGCAATACCCGTAACACAGCCATTACCTGTAATAGAGCCTGAGCCCATCTTAATAAGGTCAGGATCTTTTGTTTCCAAGTCAATAGATATTTCTGTGTACTTGGAGAGATCTGGAAATTCTTCAGGTGGAACCCATTCCGTCTGAGGTTGCCATAAAGGTGGTTGAAGACTCATTGCTTCTCCTTCCAGGCTTTATAGCCTTCGACCCATTCTTTTTGTGTAGTCTCTGGTGGTTTAATCATTCCCCAAGAATTTTTAGGAGGATAGTCTTTTGGTTCCTCTTTAGTTTCAACTTCTCCGGGATAATCTCTTTCAATAATCATTTCACAGTAATGAATTGCTTTTAATAAATCTTGCTTACCATCTTTGAATGGATGTCTGCATACATATTTAATTACATTTCCTTCTGCAAATAACATTTTATTTTTGTGAACGAATTCACTTGGCTGAATTTTCATTTTCTTGTAGTGTTTTCCACCGATCTGCTTTTCCCATATGCTCATATTTTGTATCCTTTATAAATATCTCTAGGCCTTACGATATGTAAGGTCTCTTTAGTTCGTGTTGCTCCCACATAAAATAATCTTTCTTCGTCGTCAGGATTTCTGTCATATCCTTTCTGAGTATTCTCTGTAAGATCTGTCAATAAAACTACATTATCACATTCTCCTCCTTTTGCACCATGAATAGTGGATATATTTATTCTAGGATCTTGATTTAATTTTTCTCCATTATTTCTCATGGATCTTAAATATTCTACTCGTCTCGATCCAGCACCATCCAACGCTTCATACCAAACTGCATTAGTTTGTAGGCCGTAGTTTTTACGCAGTTGGTCTATGCCATAGAAAGCTTCTTTAGCCATACCTTGAATTTTAACTTTATCTAAATTTCTAGGACTCATATAACTAAAGATGTGTGATAATTTTTTGTATTCTAGTAAAGAACCTTTACGTAAATTTTCCCAATCAGCAACTGCTTTATATAATTCTGCTTCGTAGTTCTTTCCTTTTCTACTTTTATAATACAAACCATCTTTATATAAAACTTCTTCGATGGCCCTATGTTGAAAATTTGTTCGAGTTAAGATTAACCAATTTCCTTCTTTTAAATTGATTTGATCAAAACTATCATACCATTTAACGTCTCCTTCTCGGTGAGAAGGCAACCAATTTTTGTTGATTCTATTTGAAATTCGGTTTACAATATTGGCCGCAAATTTGTGAACTTTTGCAGGTACTCTAAATGATTGAATTAATTGATTTATGTTACCATCTAAGGCAATAAAACTATCAACATCTGCACCCGCCCATCTAAATATTGCCTGATCATCATCACCAGCAACAAAAGAATCTTGAGTATTTAACCATATATTTTTAGCCATGTCCCATTGAACTCTAGATAGGGCCTGAGCTTCATCAATAAAAGTTGCTTGAAAGTTAGGACACTTATCACTGGCAATAAATTGAGAAATCATGTCATGAAAATCAATTAGACCATATTCGTTTTTATATATTTTTAATTCATTATCTAGGATAATTAATTTTTCTCTGGATACTTCTTTTGTATGTTCTCCTAGATCGTACTGTTGTTCAACGGTAATTTGTTTATGTTTAGCTTTGTCAATAATGTTTAACTCTTCACTATTGGATGAAAAGAAAGTATGACTCTCATCATTATCCCACGCAGGGACCGAAAGAGGAAGTTTTAATTTTTCTCCTAAATCTTTGTAGTGATGGGGTTGCATCACATTTTCTTTTTTAATTCCTAATTTTCTAAAAGCTAATGAGTGTAAAGTTCTAAAGTAAGGAAGATCATCTTCTGTAAGATTAAACTTCTTCATGGCTCTATCTCTTGCTTCGTACGCAGCTTTCTGTGTAAAAGCAAAGTAACCAATCTTATCCGGATCCGTTTCTTTTAAATAATCTTCAACTTTGTTTAATAAGGTTCTAGTCTTTCCTGTTCCTGGTGGTCCTAATACAATGGTCGTCATTAGAAAGAATCTTTCTCCTTATAGGTTGGTGATTTAAATTCTGTTTTCTTTATATCAAA